ATCAATCAATGGAAGAAGTACTTTCGTACATCTCGGCTCACTGGGTGGAATGGTTGTTTGCGATCTGCCTCGCTGTCCTTACCTTCGCATGGAAGACAGTATCATCCAGGCTCAAAGTAGAACATGAGAAGAATGAGGCTATCGCGGAAGGCGTCAAGTCACTGCTCAGAGAGAGTATCGTGACCAATTACAATAACTACTCAGATAAAGGGTTCTGTCCGATCTATGCCAAAGAGTCGCTTAAGAACGTGTACAAAGCATATCACGACCTCGGCGGAAATGACGTAGCCACAGGGCTGTATCAGCAGATGCTGGAAATGCCAACAGAGAAGAAGGAGGATAAACATGAGTAATAGCACTTATGATCGTCTCAAAGTCGTCGCATTGATCCTGACTCCGGTTCTTGCCTTCCTGGCGTCCTTGGTAAACATCTGGGGACTTCCCTACGGCGAGCAGATCGTGGCTACACTGACGGCAATCGACACTCTGATCGGCGCCGTAGTCGTTGTGGCGAACAAAGCATACAAACCTCCGGAGGAAGAAACAACTGAATAAGACCAGCAGGCGAGGAAGGGAAACCTTCCTCTTTTTTAATTTGGAGGGAAACTATGGGCTACAAGATCATCAATAAGGTTTCCGGTAAATATGTTCCCCAGTGGGGAAACAAGCATCAGTATATCGCCATCCATTACCTGGGCGTCGACGGACAGAACTATGAGCTCTCATCTGACGGAACAGGCGCGCACTACACCATATACTGGGATGGGACCATTTACCAGCGCTGCAGTCATGACGCCATCGTGTGGGCCGTAGGCACGGCGGGGACCTTTACTCAGAAGCATCCGCAGGCCAGGAACAATAACACTATTTCAATAGAGCTGTGCTGCCACTGTGACGGGAATAAGAGTTCCGCAGAGGATCCATACTGGTATTTCACGGAGGAGACCCAGAAGGCCGCAGTATGGCTTGTGCAGAAGCTCATGAAGGAGCTGGGCATTCCGATCGGGAATGTACTGAGGCACTACGATATTGTAAGCAAGGTCTGCCCGGCTCCGTATGTCCGCAACAACCAGTACAAGACATCCTGGACCTGGAACGAGTTCCTCCGGAAGCTGCAGCCGGCGGCAGGAATTCCCGCCAGCAAACAGGACTTTATCAATAAGGTGTCAGAAATTGCCGTCAGGTTATGGGACGAGAACAGGATCCTGCCGTCCGTGGTCATCGCGCAGGCCTGCCTTGAGTCCGGTTTCGGCCTCGGAGCTGACGCGCTGGTGCTCACGAAGGTCAGCAACATCCTGGGGATGGTGGAGGACTTGATCAACGGCACCTGGGCAAAATTCTCATACTGGAATGGGAAGATCATCACAAAACCCACGAAGGAATTTATCAACGGCAAGTGGATCACGAAGGAGCGGCCGTTCCGTGCGTACAGCTGCTATGAAGAATGCCTGAGAGACTACGAAGCGTTCCTGCTCCATGTCAGAAATGATATGGGCTACAAGTACAGATCCGTCCAGGGGCTGACGGATCCCCGGATGGTGATCACAGCCATCAGCAGGGGAGGATATGCGACGGATCCGGAGTACATTGAGAAGGTGATGAGAGTGATAGAAGAGAACCACTTGACGAAGTATGATCCGGTGACGCGCTGGTACCGGGTGGCCAAGGATTACAAGGACGGGCAGTACATCTCCCAGGACAATGCCTACGAGGTAAAGGCCAACGCGATAGCCAGGGCAAAGGAGACCGACCTGAAGGCATTTGATCCGGACGGGAAGCAGATTTACCCGGAACCGAGAGACCACTATGCCGTCCGGCGCAGATGGGGAGAGAAGAAGTACCAGCTCGGATTGTTCTCTGATCTGGAAAGAGCCAAGAACCTGGCAGACAGCAACTGGGGATACCGTGTCTATGATATTGACATACCGAAGAAGGCTATCTACAAGCCGAAGCTGGCCAGATGGCAGAAGCTCTGCGCTGCATGTGTTCGCCTTAACCAGTGGCTCCTGGATGACATCGAGGCAAAGAAGGACTGGAGGTACTATAACAGTGGACACGTGAGCGAGAGCACGTTCTGGCTGACCAGGAAGGCCAAGAAGTTCTTCACGAACTGCATGGGAGGTGTCGCCTTCGCAATGAAAGAGAGTGGCCTTCCGGCATCGGCCTGCTCTTGGTACGGACAGAAGGGCGGAACAATCCGCTGGCTGAACAGCCATGCCGAGGCGGATCTGCGGAAGTACGCTGACCTGATTAAAATTGGAGACCGGACTCCCAGGCAGCTGGTCGCTGATGGCACCCTCTGCCCAGGAGATATCGTTACATTCGTGGAGATCAACCACACTTGCATTTACCTGGGCAACGGTTTATCCTATGATTCAGGTCACGCTTACTGCACAGAAAAAGGAGAGGGCGCCCACTATATCAAGTGGATCGGACCGCTCTCCTGGCCGACCTATCACGTCGGATATATCATCCGCTTGAAGGGATGATTTCGTGTTGCATTTTCGTGTTGCATGCCATAACAAAATGTTGTTTTTTGGCATTGTATTTTATCATTTGAACAGAATGAAATGCCCTGTTTTTGCTGTATAATCAAAGAATGCTGAAAATATAATAGTTTCCAAGATTATAGCATATTAGGTTCGATCCCTGTACCTTCCATAACAAAGCCCCCGATTTTTCGGGGGCCTTTTCTTTTCGTGTTGCATTTCATGTTGCATGCCCGTCCACGAACCCGTTGAAATAGTTATCCATCATGTCATCTACCCTGATTCTTTCCGCCGAGAATGTATGCTGGTAGACGGTGGTCATAATGCGATCGGACTTCCATCCGCCGCGTTCCTGAGCATATTTGCTTGGGATCTGCAATAATGCCATGATGGACGCGTTCACGTGCCTGAGGTCGTGGAAAGATATCGGATTGTCGACGCCGGCTTTCTTCTGAGCATTGATCCAGTGATTGTATATCACATGACCGTGCATTGGCACAAGCACATCTCCGTCCACATTGTCGATCAGAGATTTGATGTATGGCGGGATCCTGTGCGTTCTGTTCCGGGCGTCATTCTTAGCCTCTGACTTTGTTACGATATCAGTTCCCACATTCACAATCACTTGATTGATTGTGATATAATTTCCGTCCCTGGAAATGGATCCGGATTTTGTCAGGCCTCGGATCTCAGATAGTGTGAAGCTCAGCCACATCGCCAAGAGGACCGCCAGCTCTACGTCTGTCCCTTTTGCAATCTGTATGATTTCTTCGGCGGTAAGCAACTCCTTTGGACGCTTTCTTTTTATCGCCGGGAGCTCGATCATGTCGAAGTTGAGCCCAGGCCGGTACTTACGGAGTGTAGAGGCTATTAGGATCCATTCACTCTGCAGGCGCTTCGCCGTGATGGGCTTCTTTGATTTCTTGTATCTTCCGGATGGCCGGCATGCTTCCGTCATGATGGCGCACTGAAGATTATCCTCAGTCAGATCCTGCATCTTCTTATCCATGATATCCTGGAAAGCATTATCCCGGATAAGCTCATAATCATGGATAGTGGTGGGAGACCGGCCGAGAGACTTGCACCGCTCAATATATTTATCTATGCCCTCACGCAGCGTCAGGCGGCTAGTACTGGACTTTGATCGTACGCCCTTATACTTGTTCGCCTTGAACGTGGCGGCGGCTAATTCAGCCTCTGCCCGTCCTCTGTCGGTAGGATCATCAGAGGTGAAGGATTCATATATGCGTTTATCCTTCATCTTCCCCGTTTTTTCATCTAAAACCTTCTCAGTGCGGTCGTAAACCAGCACCCGCCAGGATCCTGACGGGAGTTTTTTAGCTGTTGCCATAAGATCACCTCCAAATAGGCGCAAAAATAGCGCTGCCTGCTTGTTCCAGCGCTCCGGAGGTGGTATACTCATTTTGCCGAATGGAGTATAGTTCTCCGGAGCTATACTTGCCGTCCATCCTGTTGCAGCAGGGTGGACGGTTTTTTTATTTACTGAGTTTATGCGCGTAGATCTCAATCAGATCTGCTGATCCGGTACGGTCGAAGTCTCCGTTCCGGATGTGTTCAAGTTCATGTCGGCAGGCCTCCTCTTGCCGTTCCCGGGTCATCTTGGAATTGATGAAAACCGTGAAATCACCGGCACGATCCAGGATGGTATAAGCCGTGATAGTGGTGGGCAAATTAACGAGTTTCTCAAAGATGTCGTTCATATAATCACCTCCCCAGGTAATTACAGTATACTCGAGAAGGTGTCGAAAAATCTTAACACCTCACTGATTCATCATCCGGTCCAGCATCTGACGGACGAACTCGATGTCTTCCTTCTTGATCTTCCGGCTGGCATCGAAGAGCACCTTATATTCCGGATTGTCAAAAAGGAACTGGGCCAGATCACGGGCGTCATCGTTTAGGTAGTATTGGGCATCGCGCTTTTCAGGATCTGTCTCCTGAAGCAAGTCAGTTAATTCTATGCCTAGCCAGGAACAGATGGATTGTATCTTATCTGTACGTGGCATCTTATTCCCATGGCACCAATCCGATGCGGTAGCAGACGACACACGCATATACCTAGCTAAATCAGCCTGAGTCTTTTCTTTGATCTTTAACCAGTGTCTTAAGTTCTCGGCGAACAACTGTTTGAGCTCTTCATTTGCCATTTTTACCTCCTCCTCCCCTAAACAGAATATAGCACAAGGCGAAATTAACCGCAATAAAAAATAAAAATCTTTTCGCTTTTGGCTTGACACGTTAGCTTAAAGCTTGTATATTGATGTCGTGAGCGTTGCTAGCTAAAAGCTAACGTATGAATGGAGGTGATACGCAGAGATGAAGATTTCATTGAAAGCACTAAGGGTAAATGCTGACATGAACCAGGAAACCGCAGCTGAAAAGCTTAATATCACGGTAAAAACATTGCAGAATTGGGAAGGCTATGTAACATTTCCGACTGCAATCCAGTTGTTGAACATCTGTAAGATCTACGGATGCGAGATGACAGATATTTTTTTGCCTGATAGATTAGCTAAAAGCTAACAGAGGAGGTCCACAGCATGCCAAAAGTAGGAAGTTACGTACAACGGGAAAACGAGATCCGGGCTTGGATCGCCTATGGCATGAACCTGATAGGCGTCAGGACCCAGAAGGACCTGGCAAAGAAGATCGGGATGCCGCCGTCATCATTCCAGTACCGGGTATCCCATCCGGAGACGTTCCGTCTCCAGGAGATCTGGGCGCTGGAGAAGATCATAGGGAGTAGAAAGGGGTTTGAGGAATGAAGGAATACGCAGGAATAATCACAGGAGCTGCAGCGTCCATGATCAGCTTCGATGCGATCTGGAACTTAACTTTGGAGCCGATCGAGAATGTGATCGCATGGTCGTTCTTCATCGGCCTGGCAGTGGCGCTGGCGTTCATCTTTGCGGTGGATAAGCTGCCCAAGACCAGGAAAAGGGAAAAGCGTTCCGCATTCATCCAGGAGGACGGACTGTCGGTCATGATCCAGAGATCCTCCAGAAGCAGGAGGGCTGCATGATTGCTATGACATCTAACCCGCCGCTATTTATCGCAGTAGTAATCATATCCGCGATCGGGGCGTGCATCGCGCTCAGTTGGTTGGGGAAATAAAGAGAGGAGAGGAGGCTGTATGAACACACTGACACTTAAAGAAGGATTACTCCGGATGCTGGATGGAGAAAAGATCACCATCATGGTACCACAGGATCTTAGCACTACATGGATGGAAGATCTAATCGAGTTTCGCAA